TTATGCATAAATTTCTAAGAAATTTTTAAAGATTTGATGCCCATGTTCACTGAGAATTGATTCAGGGTGGAACTGAACACCTTCCACAGGAAGAGTTTTATGTTTTACACCCATAATTTCTTCAATTGTTCCATCTGCTTGATTGGTCCAACAGGTGACTTCTAGACAATCAGGAAGAGTCTCTTGTTCAATTACAAGTGAATGATAGCGTGTTGCAGAAAAAGGTGACGGTAAATTACTGAAAATACCTTTATCGCTATGGTACATATCTGATAATCGACCATGCATCACAGTTTTGGCGCGAATAATATTGCCACCAAAAGCTTGCCCAATAGACTGATGCCCTAAACATACACCGAGTAGAGGAATCTTACCTGCGAAATGGTTAATTGCAGGAATTGAGATGCCAGCTTCAGTTGGAGAACAAGGGCCAGGTCCAATCACAAGGTATTTGGGCTGCCATCGTTCGATGTCCTCTAATGTAACTTGATCATTACGAACAACTTTTACTTCTTGATTTAACTCGCCAAAATATTGAACGATGTTGTAAGTAAATGAGTCATAATTGTCAATCATTAGAAGCATTTTAGATTCAACCTATTGATTATATTGAATGTATGATTGAGTGTATTGTGGTGTTACTCACATTGTTACTCACTTTAATAAAAGTGGCTGTTATATATAAATTAAAGCCGCTTTGATTAAGCGGCTAATGTATCAGATTTTGATTCCCTTGTGACTACCTCATTCACATATGAATTTAGGTAGTAACTAAATCGACCATCCTTGATGGGTGGAGTAATTTCACCTTGATGAATCCGGTCATAAAACTTTGTTTTCTTCCAATTCAGTCTACGACAAAATTCCTCAATACATACTCGCTCTTCATTGACTCTAGCGAGCTGCTGTTTCATCTGTTTTACTTCTAATAAAATCTCCTGAAGAAGTTCTTGTTCGCTCGTTTGCATCTTCACCCCTCCGTATCCGCTTTTGGTTCTTTTAAAGCAATCTTAGTATCTGCAATAACATCAGCTTCTTGAATCAAAGATAAATAAGCAATTTCACCCATTCGTTCTTTTACAAGTTTTTTAAACTCAATATGAATCATTCTTTCTCTATTATCTGCTAACTCCATGTTTCGCAATTTAACTAAAGACTTGTCTTTGCTTCTTGCAGATTTTAATGATTCAAGCTGTTGAGTTAGATTATTTACTTGCATTTTTAATGCGCTATTTGATGAGTTTTCTTTAGAAAGTGCTTTCTTACGATAATCTTCAAATTGCTCCATAAAAAGATTTTGCTCAGGTGTAGCTTTTGACTTAATCGTGGTTCTTATTGCTAACATAAAAGAAAATAATTTACTTGCATGCTGACCTACAAATTGTCTAGCTCCATCAGGAACATCGCCAAAAGCTCTTAATTGATCAATAGCTAGGGCATATTTGTTTTGCAGCTGCTCAATAGATAGATCGTTTAAATCTTCACGTTTAAACTTTTTACTGTTTTTATTTGGCTCAATCCAGCTAACAGTATTTGCTTTATTATCGAACCGGTTCACAGCATTCGCTTTTTTTAAAGCTTCATCATCACTTAATAGTTTTGAGTTCATTTCCCACCCCTTACTGCATTCACAACATCATCAGACCGACCGAACACACTTTCAAAAGCCTTATCAAATCCACCGCTTGCAATGAATTGGTCAATGCAGTTTTCAGGCTTTTGATGCTTTTCGATATAAATTGAAAGAATGTGATAATAAAGGTCAGCGTTTGAATCACTCACTTCCAAAATAATTCCAGTACCATTATTTACACGCTGTCTTAATGTTGCTTCCAGTTTTTGCACAAAGTCACTATGCAAGTGATGTGACTCACTCGCAATGATGTATAAAGACCCGGTCTGACCTGCATTCAAAACCAAATTAAAAGGCTTGTCCTTGTACAACTCACCGATAATGAAGTTAGCCACAGCAATGTTCGTTTGTTGGATTTCAGTCATTGGCTTGCTCCTGTGCTTCCATGCGCTCAATAATCGCTTGATTCACAAACTCACTGTATAGGCTGTAAGGTAGGTAGGCTTCACCCTCGTAGCACTGGCGCACAGCTTTAATCATGCGCTCACTTGGTACCATTGGCACAACTACAAATCCCTCAGGAACCGCTTGGGCTTTGGCTGCTTGCTCAAACCCATAAAACGCACCATTTACCCATGCTGCCAACCCAACAGGCATACCGTTATTCTTCTCAACATAACAACCTAAGTGCTCGTCAAAGTTAAGATACTCAAGCTTCTCCTCAACATATTTAAGCTTCTCAAATTCAGCTTTTAATTTTTGAATATCCATCACGCCACCTCAACTTGCTAAAGGGTTTTGTTGTAAAAGATTGAAAATCTTGTCGTAAAAAGAAGGGTGAGTTTCAAACACTTCATTTCCAATACGCACGAAAGTTATATCCACAGCCCTTACTAAAATCGCACCATCAAAAATCATAGCCTTTGTTTTATCACCCTCAAAAACAGAAGCGCTTGCTTGTGGATTTGCATCAAGAAACTCTAAAAACTTTTCACCTACTTCCATCACGCCACCCCTAAATGTCCTTTAAACTCAACAAATAACTTGCTTGCCTGTTTGTTTAATCTACCCAAATGATCTATTGATGCACCACGCGGTAAATTTTTGCTTGTGTACGTTGGTATAAACTCAGTGCAAAAACCTTTAGTCACAATGCGATAGCCGAGGTATCTAATCCAAATCAAGAAAGCCACTGACATCCACGGCTCAATACGTTTATTCTTCACCATGTCTCACCCACCATTGCTGCTAAAAAAATCAAAAACATTAATCCAAGTTTGAGTTCGATCATGCTGCGACCCTCGCTTTGATTCGCTCTTGATAAAGCTTTTCGTAATAAGCTTGAGCATGTGGAATTTTGTCTTTGATCTTCTGAATCATTGATTCATCACGTTCATAGCGAACTGTTGTTAAACGTTCTCTAAGATCAATCTTGTCGACCAAATCAATCAATTGCTCTCGATCATCCCAATCGTTTGTAAGCTCAACAGGGCAAGGGAGTAGCCAAAAATCAACCTCTGCAACTTCACAATCGTAAAGCCACATATAGCCTTGCATTTGCCAGTCATAGCCTGCTTTCTTTGCCTTTTCCTGTGCTTCATCTTGGAAAAATGGATGTGTTCCAATATCCCAACAACATTTTGTGTCGATAATTAGCTTTCGCTCTAAATCAAGAACATCACATTCGCCAGTGATAAAGTTGTTCTTAACTCGACCACTGTGTTTTGTAAGCTTACGAAAGCGAACCTTACCCGATAGATCAATTGCAATTTCTTCAAGTGCATTGCCTTTAGCTGTGTATTGATTGCCCTTGAAAGACTTGAACGTTGTCAAATCTTCTTTAACATTTGTTCTGATCTCAGTCTTAGCTGTATCGCTAAGAACTGAGCCTTTAGTTTTAGATTCGCCAACAAGCTTATGCAGGCTTGAGCAGCGGAATAGTTTCATCACTGAGCCTCCACCGCTATACGTTGAGCATCAGTTAGGCTGTAACCATCCAAGATATAAGCCTTGTCGATTGCGCCAACATTCAACTGCTCCAGTGCTGCATTAAACTCATCGTCATTCAATGTTGGTTTTGGTGCTTCTAGGTCTGCAATTGATTCTTGATGGTCGATGTATTCAAACTCGTCTTTATCCACATCACGAATGACTGCCTGATCTGCCATTTGTGCTTTTTGCATATCAATTGAAAGTGGTGCTTGCTTAGATAAAAGCAGCTTTAACACGGTTTTAAGCGCCATTGCTTCAAACTGGTCCTTCCATACACCAAAGCCTTTTTTAGCTGTTTGGCTGTACTTATTGGCGTGCTTCATTACTTCCTCTTTACTCATGTAAAGTTCAGCAGTGAAGCCATTAATTAGCTTGAAAAACGCCACATATCCAATCGGATCACCACTTGGCTTGACCGACCAATCAAACTCATAACCAAGCAGCGGGTTTTCGCTAATCAATTGGCCGTTATAGACTGGCGTTGCAGCAATGCGGCTGAACTGACCAGAGCGTTGTGCCAACTGAATGTAACCTTTGTAACCGAGTTGAAATTGCGCTTCAATCTTGTTTTCCTTGTTGTTTTTAAAAGGAACAATGTAGGCAAAACCAAGATTGTTATTGATTGGCAGATTCAGCGTTGCAGCCATACATGCAGCGCTAAAAATAGTTTGAGGGTCAGCATTTACCAACATCGAGTTGCTGTTCACGATCTGCAATACAGACGTTGCAAAAGCAGGGGCATTCTTGCCAACAAGTTCTTTTAGCTTTTCCTGAACCATTGGCTTTGAGAAAAAGTCTTTTGCGTTATGTTTTACTGGTGTATTCATCTCTATTCTCCGAGCAAATATCTGCACAATTTCCTTAACAAAGGGATAAATTGCGCAGATTTGTTCTCATTAGGCTGCTTTCTTTAAAAGCTGTTCTGTTTTTTGTGCTTCAATCGCATTAACTTTTTCCATCCAGTAGCGATATTCTTCACGATTTATTTGATCGAATTGGTATGCGTACTCAACAGCACCTTCCAATAGAGCAGGGTGTTTAATTGAGATATGGATAAAGTAGTCTTTAGATGTCATCCCTTAATCCCTCCACGCAAAGCTTCGAATGCCTTACTTGCATCTGATGCATTTCTATAAGCGCCAAGCTGCATATAAAGTTCGTCACCATCAGAATCTTCAAATTCAGTAAAGTCGAAGCCTTGTGAATTACTTGTTGCGATGAAGTAGTAGGTTTCACCCAATTTCGGCTCAAAAGGCGCAGGAATCTCTAGTGAAAGCTTTATGGTGCTTGGTTTGAGGCGGAACTGGTGATTTGGTAAATCAAAATCAGTAATCCAAAAGCCATTTTTCTTGTCTTTTAAATCTGTCCAATCTTGATACCATTTATCAAATTCATCTCTAAACTGGACATTTTCACCCTTAGCCCAAGCCAGTTTTGCATCAGCCCCACTAATCAAGCCTTGTTCTATTTCACTAGATTTCTGTTTTGACTTAACTTTTTCCCACATTGCTTGACGCATCTCATGACGCTGCAACTCATCCCATCCTTGTTCACGGAATATGAATGATTTTCCGTTAGAGTCTTTATAAATCTGATCGTCACCTTCGGTTACCCAGTTCGCATCCCTCACATCATTCCGATGCAAAACAACAAGGTCTCGAAGTTTAGGGAGGGTGAGTTCTTTTCCAACCCACCCATCAAGCATTACATCTTCATCCTTGTCGAAATAGCACAAGCAATTTTTCCCTTGGAAATCCTTTGTAAAAAGAAGACCAAGTCTCCATGAAACAACCTCTTTTCCTGAGCCATTCCACTCATACCCCAACTCAAAAAACAACTCCTGAGCTTCTTTACTTTCCGCTTCGTTGTTCACTTTGATTTTGTGGTTATTCATCTCACACACTCCAAATCGCAGGGCAGATCACTTTGTAAAGCAAGATCAGACATGCAAAAAAACCAATAAAGACAAAGAACATAAACGCCGCAAATTCTTTCCAAGGGTCATTCATGGCTGTGCTCCTTTGGTGGCGCAGGGAGTGGCATCCAGTGAGACGTGTATTGAATATGAAGGTAATCATCATCACTCTCGAAGTACCAATATTCTTCACCCTCATACTCTGATAGCTTTGCCGTGTGCATAGTCTCAAAAGTAAAAGGATTAAAAATTAGAACTAAAACATCCTGTTCAGGAAGTTTCTCTTCAACACTAATCCATTCCATATCTATCTCCACGGAGCGCTTAAACGCGCTCTCTTAGTTCTTGTTCGATAATGTCTTTGATCTCTACAACATCGAGACGATCAACGTATGCTTGGATTTCGCCATCTTCATTGAAGACGCGAATGTCTTTGATTTCTTTTACTTCAACATCACGCCAGTTGTGACCTACACCATTGCCGTCATTGAAGTATTCAGCGTCAAACTCAACTTCAATTGCATATTCTTCGTTTGCAGTTAAAAGAGTTGCTTGCTCAGCTTTGACATTGATTTCGTCAAGCTTGAAAGGTGCCATGACATAGACTGGTTCAGGCTTAGCAGATTGAAACGCATAAGCAGCAGTTAATGCACTTACTACGCCTGCAAAGCCGATTGATTTGACTACATTTTCTTTTATGTTCATACTTCATTTACTCACTGAGTAAGCCCTGCATCCGCCAAGATTGTTCAGGGCTTTTTGTTGTCTATGGAGTAAATTAAACCAAAGGTATAAAATAAATGCAACCATAAATTAAACCAAAGGTGAAAATAATTTTGTAATTAGGTTTAAAGTGGTTTAATTGTGTTTTAAATAGACAAAAGAAAACCCACATAGAGTGGGTATGAGTAGCTAGAAAAATCTAATCATCAGGTTTAATTAACTTTTCGAAACTTTTCTTGTTTTCGTTTCTATCACTACGCTGTTGAATATCAGACTTGTAATCACTTAACTCAGTAATTGCTAAAAATGCTGAATACATCCAGAAGAAGCAGGCTACTAAATAGCTAATAATTACTGATAAAGATAAAGATAGTTTTAAAGGTTTGATTACTTCACTATTTTGTTGAGCGAATACACTATAGGCAGTTATTGATAAAGAAATAAGTGTTGCTAACATGATTGTGTATAAAATGTCTGCACATCTTTGATTGATTATACCTTTTAGCGCATTTCTCTCTTTTACACTAATTCCCTTTAAGTCTTTGCTTTCATTTATTTTTTGATAATTTGAAACAAGGTATGCAATAGGTGAAAGTAGGGTGGGCAAGGCAAGAATTTGAGCCCAGCCATTTAGCTTTGTAACAGCATCACCTAATTGATAATCTAAGATCAAATATGAAATAAGGAAAGTGAAACCAAGCAAAAATATAGATATATGCCAATATCTATATATTATTGCTTTTCTTACACTTAAATTCATATATCACCCACATAAAACTTTTAATTGCTATGATTTGCACTCTTTACCAACCATTTATGCATATCATTTTTCAATACGGCCTCATCTATAGCGCCACTATCTGTAAATTGAACTGTGATTTGTCCTGCTACAACTAATTCACCACCTCTGATTGTAGACTTATCACTTAGCTTAATGTAATAGTCTTCAGGATCTAAATGTCGTAGTGATGTAGCCACTTGATCAATTAATTGTTGACCATTCTTAGTGGTTGTATTCTTAAATTTCAGAGTCATCTCAAGACTTAAGTTTGCCTTTTCCAAAGAATCTGAGAATTGCTTTCCTGTTAGGTTTAAACCAAAAAACCTTTTGATTAGGGATGCATCATCTTGGTCCAAAACATGTTTTACACTAGCCACATTTGCATTTGTTGTAAGTGTTGTAGTTCCAGCGTCACTAGAAAAATTTACTGGTAAAACGGGCTTTGTATTGATCGGACTACCTACACTGATTTCTTTAGCCGGACTTTGTGTTATGCGCTCCCTCATTTCATCGGTAATTGAATCATTAAGAATAATTGGTGTGTTTTCAGGAAGGATATTACAACAAGACGTACCCAGAAACCAATTGAGGTACGACTCAAGTTGTCGTGACCTTAATGTGGATGATTGCAGAATTGCAACATGATTTCCAATTACTCCAAAATAAATTATGGAGTCTAGGAATTCTCGTCTTAGTTTCTCGGTCGCCTTTAAATCCTTCCCTTCAACAAGGTCTAAATTTACAGGTTTAATTGGATAGCTTTCAGACTCATCATCAAGATGCAAATAACTTTGTATTTTACCAGCTTCAATACTTACAAGTTGGGAGAAAAACATTCCATTGTAATTCTCATAACTGTTGATAAAGCGCATATCACCAGAATCATTTATGGATTCTTGTCTAGATGATGCTTTTTTTCTATTAGAAGATTCTGACAATGCTTCTTTAAGCATATCGCCTAGTGTTTTTTGAATACCCACTATTGATGCATTCTTGTAGTATAAAGTTTTGTAGCGCTTCTTTTGTGACACTTTAATCTCCTCCCGAACCGTTGTAATGACTGTGTCGGGTTCACAGTTTTTACTAGCCTGCACGCCAAAACTGACGACCCATCACTTTAAAATTTAAGCCATTTTGTTCGCTTACTTCTCTGTCTCGATATTTGGGATTAAGGCTATGTAAAATAAGTTTTCCACCTTCTTCCTTAAAAATCTGCTTAATCATGCCTTCACCCTCAAAGTAAACTGCATAAATCTCACCATCAATGATCTCTGTCTGAGAAATATCAATACCAACCAAGTCTCCATCGTCAATTTTATCTGCCATGCTATCGCCTTTAGCCTTAATGATGCGCATACAGTCTGGATGGACATATTTTTTCTGGAAAAATGAGGGTGGAAAAGGAAACTTCCCATTAATAACATCAAAATGAAACTCTATTGATTCTCCAGTACCACATGAAAAATTAGCTTCCACAACATCAATCCAAATAAATCCATTCTCTGTTTCATAATCAACAACGGTGGGTTTATGAATATCACTCACATCAAAAGAGGAATCATCATTACTCTTTAATCCATGTTTATCCATAAAATCTTGCATATTAAAGTTTGACAATTTCTCTGGTTTCTTACCATTTAAAAGCCACCCAGCATCAACTTCTAATAATTCAGCAAGTTTATCTAGTGTCTCCTTACTAATTTGACCCTTTTTCCATTTAGATGGTGCTTGAGGGGATAAGCCAATTAACGTAGAGGCTTTTGACCAAGATAACTTCTTTGCCTTCAGTGCTTGCTGAATGCGCTCAACCATTGTGCTCATAACTATCATTGTGTGAAACCTTTGGTTAAATTTTCTAGTAAAAATGACAAAAATGAAAGCAACCTAAGGTTGAAATAAAGTTTAACCCGTGGTTTAATCTATTCATCTATTTGGTATAAATAAGGTTTAAATATGAATCCTATTCAACAAGCCATCGATGCTGTTGGTGGGAGAACCTCAGCAGCGGCATTGCTTGGGATTTCCTACGTGGCTGTGCGGAAAATGGCGGAGAAGGGTGTTTTACCAAGAACTGACTATACAGGTGAAACAAATTACGCACAGATTTTTGCAGAGAATAGTCAAGGAAAATTATCAAAAGAGTGGTTGCTTGATAAGGCAAATCCAAAACATTTAGCAGCTTAAGGACAAATGTATGAGTCTCGAAAAAAAATCTACGCATGTGCGTTTGTCTCCTGAAAACCATGAACGAGCAAAAGTTCTCGCTGAAATCAAAGGTAAAGACCTTGCTCAATACCTTGCATATTTACTTGAGAAGGAAATAGCAGGTGAGTGGCATGTACTTAATTTACAAGCAAAATCATTTGAGCGCTTGGGATTAGGAGCTTTGATGCGGGATCTCTCTACAGAAGTAATTTTCGGTGAGGGATTGGATGGGATTAACGGGAATCAAGGGCAATAAAAAACCGCTTTCCAGTTACAGCTGGCAGCGGTCATGTTCAGTGAGGTAAATCAAATGAACCATCAAATATTAGCAGACATTGAACTAAATCGAAAGATTAGTTTGTTTCAGAAAGCGGTTGAGGCTTACACGCTTAATCGGACACTCGAAAATTCAGTTGCTTTGGCAAAGGCTAAAGCTGAACTGGCTAGTTATGCGTGGGGTGTTTGATGAACGTTGGTTTTGACTTAGATAAAATCCTAAAGCAGGCGACACCAGTGGAAGACAAATACACTAGAACGCCAAATTACTTGGTGGACAAAGGCTATGTGTCTGAGATGACTGGTAGTGCTTTGAAATGCTACGTTGTGATCAATCGTTTTACAGATGGTTTTTCACGTACTAACTGGTCAATCACGTCTAATTTTTTACAAGAAAAGACGGGAATCAAGAAACTTAAAACTTTAACGGATGCAGTCCGTCAGTTAGAGCAATTAGGTTTAATTTTGGTTGTTCGCTCTACTGGTGAAACTAATAAATTTTCAATAATTCATCCTGAGTTTGAACTACCTACCAAAATGGATGGTAGTGACGATAATGGTATGGATACCACCCCCGAAAATGGTACGGGGAGTACCCACCAAAATGGAGTGGAGACTACCCCCGAAAATGGCGCTACTAAGAAAGAAACAAATAAGAAAGAAAATATTAAGAAAGATATATGTGAGATTTTCGAGTTTTGGAAAACCACATTCAGCAAAAATGAAAAAACGATTCTATCTGACAAACGAGCTAGAAAAATTCAGTCTCGTCTGGTTGATGGTTACCTTGTTGAAGACATCAAACATGCAATCCTGAATTGCTCTAAGTCTGATTACCATGTTCAAGGTGGTTATACCGATATTGAATTGATTTGCCGTGAGCCTGAAAAACTAGATCGCTTTATCAACATGTTCCCAAAAGAGCAGGATAAAACCAACTCTGATAATTCAGAAACAAAGCGTAATGCACCTGTATTGATTCGCAAAGAATACAAGGGGGCTAAATAATGGATTACTTACATTCGGTTCCAACAGAACAAGGCGTATTGGTTTCTTTGCTGTCTCTGACAGATGGTGTGGATCAGTTTGTTGAGCGCTTAACGAGAGATCACTTCTCTGGAAAACATCAGATCATCTTTGATGCAATCCATGCGATTCATAGCCGTGGTGAGCAAATCGATTTTATTTTGGTGTGGGATGAAATCAACAAGAACCCGTTGAACCTGAATTATATCGACGAGCAATACATGCTGAAGCTCAATGCTGATGCTCCAACTTTGATCTCAACGCTCGAACAACACATTGAAAAACTTGATCGTTTAATGGCTCGTCGTAAGTTCCTTGAAATTTCAAATTTGATGCAGGGGATGGCTAAAGACTTCACAACCAACGTAGACGACATGATCAATAAAACACAAACGATGATTGCAGACATTGGAGACAACAAGCAGTCAAAAGAATTGGCATTCGTGAATGAGTTTGTAGCGCGTCTCTATGTTGATCTTGAAGAGACTCGCATTGCCCGTGAAAACGGCACTTTCGTTGATACAGGTATCAAGACTGGCTTCATTGCTCTGGACAATAAAATTGGCTCTCTACGTCGTGGCAACTTCGTAATCATTGGTGCAAGACCAAGCATGGGTAAGACGACCTTTGCTCAAAACATTATGAGTGATATGGCAATCAATCAGGACATGGTTGTTCAGTTTCATTCATGTGAAATGACGGAGGAAGAAATCAGAGACCGTATTGTTTCTGGTGTTGGTCAGATCAGATTAAGCAATATCAAAGGGAAATGTCTTGAGGATGATGACTGGAATCGCTTGGTTAATGCAAACAAGATGCTTGAGCATTCAAAGTTTGCTATCGACGATACAGCAAATGCTTCTCTCTCTGATATTCGACGCAAAGCAAGATTACTCAAATCAAAGTTTGGCCGAGTTGATGCAATCTTTGTTGATTACCTACAAATCATGAAAAGCCCAGTTGTGACAGATAACCAAGTTAGAGCTATCGGGGAAATATCAAAAGGACTGAAAGCAATCGCAAAAGAATTTGATTGCGTTGTTTTCGCATTATCTCAACTCAGCCGTAACTTAGAGAATCGACCAAACAAACGCCCTGTAAATGCAGATCTACGCGAATCAGGGCAATTAGAGCAAGACGCTGATGTGATTCTGTTTATCTACCGCGATGAGATTTACAACAAGGATTCAAAGGATGCAGGAACGGCAGAAATCATCATTGGTAAGTGTCGTGATGGTGAAGTTGGAACTGTGCGTTTGGGAACTGATTTAGCAAGAGCGACATTTGCAGACCTTGATCCATTCTATTTAGCAAGCTTGCAGGAAGTGGGAGGTGCAGCGTGAGTAATTCAATTAAACCTGTGACTGTTGGCGCGATGGATCACTCACATATAGCAGCGTTTCAAAGATTCATAGCAGTAATCAAAGCTGTAGCAAACCTTCCTGTTGCAACGGTCAAAGAGGTGCGTAATTCAGCAATACCAAACCTAAGCTGTAGGCAGGTGCAAATCTACTTAAAAAACCTAGTGGAAACAGGATATTTACGTGCGGTTGGTAATGGTAGTTCTGAGTATCGCTATTACTTAACTGAGCAGTCTAAGCAGTTGTTCAACGTGACTGGAGAACAATCATGAGATACGAAAAGAAATTGATCTATGGCGTTGGCATCAATGATTGGGATACTCCAGTACGCCAGAACGGGAAGTTGATTAAAGAGTATTACTTATGGCAAGGGATGTTGCAGCGTTGCTATTCAGATTGGTTTCACAATAGACAACCATCTTATAGAGATGTGACATGTTCTAAAGAATGGCTGTCTTTATCAACATTCACAAAAGATATTCGAGCAAAAAAGAATTTTGATAAATGTTTGTCTGAAGGTTGGCAGTTAGATAAGGACATCTTGTTAAAAGGTTGTAAGCACTATTCTAACGAAACAACCTGTTTTGTTCCTCCTGCTATTAACAATGTGATTTTAAAGAGTGATAGAGCAAGAGGAAATCTTTGTATAGGTGTTAGTGCTGTGAAAGGCAGGTTTCAAGCTCAATTGAGACGTGAGGACAGGAAAAATATCACTGCTTATTTTGACACCGAAGTTAAAGCCTTCCTTTTCTATAAGAAAGAGAAAGAAAAACAAATTAAAAGATTGGCTGATCTATTTAAAGATCAATTAGATAGCAAGGTATATCAAGCCTTAATCAATTACCAAGTCGAAATCACTGATTAGGAGATAACCATGACTATACATGACACAAATAATCAGGAAGGACATGACGGAGAAGGGTGATGAAGAAAAATATTGAAACTGTTGCGACAGCATGTGGATTGTCAGATAAAGCGAGCTGCACAGAAATCAGTGAAGCGGAACTAAAAAAAGCACTGATTGAAGTTGACTACAGCAACATTGTCAAAGCAGCAAAAGAAATTTGGTACGACAACGGAATGATTAATCGATTTGAGTCGGAGTCGGAGAAAGTCGAATTATTGCTTAACTGGTTACAAACACTTGATAGCAATTTACTAGAACCAATCGAATTGGAGTTATCTAAATTAAGTGAAGAAGATCTTGATACTGTGTGCTGTGGTGAGGAAACCGAGCAAGAGCGATTAGCATCTAAATCAGTCAATGAATTTCTTAATCGCATCTCTGATGAAGAGTATGAAATCAAAGTAGGAGACATGGTAGAGATTACGAGCTATCAGCAAACAATCGAATTGTGCGGCAGGGAAAGTCAAAAATTTATAGGCGATTTGATGTATGTAGCTGGTGTAGAAGGTGATGTGCTCAAAGGGTTTGACTACAACTTTGTTGGGAAAAGAGACGTAAAACTGAACTCAAAAAAGGAGCAAAGCCAATGAACGCGATCCAATTCTTAAAAGAGCAAGGTGTTGAGAAGGCGAGGGAAGTTGTTGAGGGTGCGCCTGACAAGACAGCAACACACTATGTTTTTCGCAAAATACCTAGTTACTACTCAGTTGAGTTTCAGTCTTGGTACCACGATGGCGAATGGTGGGATAGTGATTGTCATACTGAGCAAGATTTGATTGATAGCTATGGATCAGATTTTGTTTTAAGTCTTTCCGACCTCAAGAATCTAATTGCGAACATAGATTCGCAAATTGCCATCAAATTTATTAAAGAATGGGGAGATGACTATTCTAAAAAATATATAGCTCTATCTGAATCTGAAGGGAATATTTTGCCGTGGGAATTGAGCCTCAAGCGCCTAGTTGAGAGCGTGGATTTAGTCAAATCATATGGTGGGGTTATTAACGCTCAGCATGAAATTAAATATCTTGATCTTGACTGGGATTATGACACGCCAAGAGTAACGAGATTAAAACAAGCCATCGCAGACTACGAGGATATCTATCATGACTAATTTTAATGATTTAAAAATTAAGCTCAGCCTTTCAATTGGTTATGCAAGCGCAAAAAGAACGGATGAACATAGCCTGTCTGATTATTTTGAAGAAGATGAATGGTTGTCTCTTTCAGAAACAGAAAGAGCAAAAGCATTGGATGAGATAGCAGACGAATGGTCATATAACTACATAGATATCGGTGTGTCTTTGACTGGAGGTGAGCATGTTTAAGGTTGGGGATTATATTTTTACTAATGATGATGTTGCTCATTATCCGTATTTGATCATTGCTAAGAAAGGTGAGCATTACAAACTACGTTCAGAAAATGGCATTCGTTATTGTCGTGAATGGCGTATAGACCGTATTGCAACTGAACAAGAAATCGCAGCAGGCCATCGCATCGACTTAGAAACCCTCCGCGACTGTGACACATCTCCAAATTGCAAGAAGTTTGATGAGAGGGTTGGCAACAATGAAACTAACTGAGATTCAACGCGAAGAACTCAAGCAAAAATATGATGGTCATTGTGCTTACTGTGGTTGTGTTTTGGGTGACAAGTGGCATGCAGATCATTTGGAAGCTGTAGTGCGCGATCTTACAACTGGTAAGCCAGAAAAAACCGAAAACGATGTAATTGAGAATCTAATGCCAGCATGCACAGCTTGCAATCACAACAAGAGATCAATGTCACTTGAAGCATGGCGTGATCTATTGGCTCACTATCGTGATGTGCAAGTAATTCGTGATTGCTCTCAGATTCGTCACCTCATGCGCTTTGGCTTGGTCGAATTTATCCAAAAACCAGTGGTCTTTTATTTTGAGCAGGTGAAGTGATGAGAAGTTTTGAAGAATACTGGAATGAACATGGGGATGTGTATGCAATGGAGATTGCGGAAAATGCATGGGATTACCAACAATCCAAAGTGGATGGGCTGCAAAAGCAATTGATTGATCAAGGTCAGCGATTCAATGAGCAATCTCAACGTGTAAAAGACTTAGAGCATAAGAATGGTGAGCTGCAAAAGCGGGTGGATTTATTAGAAGGAAAAATAAAGGAAGCACTTAATACAGTTTATGCAATGAAGGGTAAGGCGGATTGCGATCATTTGACTGATAAAGAGCAAAGCTTTGTCTATGGTTTTGGATATGAGTTGCATGAAATTCTAAAAGAAGAGCAAGCGCTCAAGGGGGGGTCTGATGAGTGACTACATGAACATGACACTTGAGCAGCTTCAGCAAGAACATGCTGAGTTGCTTGAGTTTAATGAGATGCTTGATAAGAAGTACAAGCATCATGCAGCACGAGCTGAAAAGTACAGACGCAAGTGTGAATCTATAGCAAGTTTATTCGTCGTTCCTAGTGAAAATCACCAAATGACAATTAAAGCAATCCAAACAATTTTGGAAAGGGTTGGTGAAGAATGACCACATTCAAAGAGGCTCAAAGAAGTAGATCAAAACCTGTGGCTAGATCAAACGTCAAACAGAAATTTAGATCAAAGGTCAGCAAAGGTGAAGCTCTTTTAGAGAATCACCTCAATGCTTTAAAGATTCCATTCACTAAAGAGTTCCGTTTTCACCCTGAGCGTAAATGGCTTGCAGATTTCAGAATTGATGACATGCCTATCTTGGTTGAGGTTGAAGGCGGTGTTTTTAGCAATGGTCGTCATACAAGAGGCGAAGGCTACACAAAAGACTGTGAGAAGTATTCAGCAGCAGCTGTAAACGGTTGGTTTGTAATTCGTGGCACTACTGCACAGATCAAAGAGGGATTAGTCATCCAGTGGATTGAGAAGCTTATTGAACGGTTGAGAGGTGGGTGATGGATAGAGAAGCGTTAAACCTAGCAAGACGTTGGAATGTTCAGAAGATGAAGCATTGGTACTCA